CGGAATGGTCACCTGCTATCATACGGAAGTTTTGTTTGTTATTACCATGTCTTCTAGCTAGCCTATCCCAATCTCCTCCATATGGATTCGTACCACACGCACAACCATTGTCTATGCGTGTTCTCATAAGAAAGGTAGAAAAGGTCATAGTGTACTTCCTAAGAAGAATACTAAAAACTAGGTCACCTGAAGATATTAGACGTGATCTACCATCATTTGCTTTATCAATAAGACGTAACTCATCTTTAAGGAAATGGTTATTCAAAATGTATGGTCTATAACCTTTCAATATCATACCCTCAATGTAGTCGCATTGATTGCGAACTACGACGGCATCGTCTGTATTAAAAAGGAACTCATCAGTGCCAAAAGCAGATTGTTTAGATCCACCCTTTAACATGTGTTTCATAGGCCAACCAGGACTGGTCTTCCTATTTATAGCATCCATAAATTCTTCACCAGGTAGACCTTTACGGCCTCCTCAAAAGTCAAAACACGCCTCAATTGAGGAGTGATCTCATAAGTAGCCGAATAACTCACTACAATAGTCATCTATAGCAGCTCGGTATAAGTCCAACCTGGGTCGGTTATAACTCAGTCCATATCCAAACATAGCATTCTTCAAAGGATCGATGTTGCCTTTCCTAGCCAGCATGGCTGGCTTCTTTTTGGGAGGAAACAGTGGAATCATGCCATTGATTGGTGACTCAATTATCTTCGTTTTGATGGCCTGTGGAATAGGTTTGACTTTACATTCAATAACAGGTTCACCTTCAGTGACTTCATAACCACCCTGTATAAGGGGTTTAACTTCGGGAGATGCGGCTGCTTCTGCTATATCATACATGACATCATTGTAACTACAACACATACGCATTGCTGATTCAACTGATTCACGGTCTATAACTATACCTATACCTTGAACATTGCCTACACCTGCCACATGGATAGATGCGATCTTCTGTTCACTAGATTTGTCATGGATGACAAATGGACAACCACAATCACCAACCCTGGTTGGGATCTCGTAAACGAGAGCTTTTTCTACCGTCCAACGACCATCTTCATAAGAAAGATTGGATTCAGTATGGTATTTAGCTGTATGATAAACAGCAGAAAAATCTCTATTTACTAACCCTAAG